ATCACATGTCTAAGATTCAAGAGAACGCACTTCTGGTGAAAGTCCAGATCAAGAAGTGGAGCAACACTAAGCGAGATGCTGATCTCAGCGACGAGCTTGCCACCGCTAAATCCGCCAAAGCTGAGTTGCTCAGGGTCAACAAGACTCTGATCGACTCACCTCAGGTCAAAGCACTGTCTAAGATTGGCGGTCAAATAACTAACAACATCCTGCGCCGCTTGTGCGTACCGTGGGATGACGGTGTGCATTTGCTCAAGGTCGAGTTGATCGACAAGTTCGAGGATGAGCTTCGCAAGAAACGCGACTACTGGGATGAGCTTGTGCGTGAGCTTGGCGACGAGTATGAAAGCCAAGTCAACCGTGCTCGCATCGCACTGGGCGACGCATTCGATGAGCGTGATTACCCACCTCGCGATGAGGTCATGGCCCGCTACTCGATTAGCGTTGAGTACCGCCCACTGCCTGAGGGTAACGACATCCGCGTCAACCTGCCCCAGCACAAGCTTGACCAGCTGAGGTCTGACGTAGAGTCGCAGGTCACTAGCCGCGTAGAGCAAGCGATGGAAACGGTCCACGAACGTGTGGTCGATACGTTGCAGTCACTCATCGAGGGTCTGGAGCGCCACGGTCAGAAGGGTGCCGACGCTAAGCGAGCGTCTAAATTCTCTGACAACACCGTCAACAAGATTGCAGAGCTTGCCGATATCCTGCCCGCTCTCAACATCACTGGCGATCCTAAGCTGACCTCAGCATCTAACGACCTGCTGACTAAGCTTCGCGATCTGGATGCCGACGAGCTACGCAGTGACGAGGCCAAGCGCCAGTCCACTGCTGAGACTGCCAAGTCTATCGTCAGCAATCTCACTGGCTTTTACGACTAGGAGGTCACATGAACGCCAATCAAATAATCCAGAAGGCTAAGGCTCGCATGATCGTGAGCCACCCCTTCCACGCATGCTTGCTGTTCAGACTTCGCATCGAGGTGGCCAACGTGCCATCGATGGCGACTGACGGTAGCGCTATCTACTACAACCCCGAATGGGTCGAGAAGCACACTGTCCAAGAGATCGAGGGTGTACTGGCTCATGAGTGCATGCACGTCGCCTACTGTCACCACCTGCGACGCAACGGTGTCGATCACAAGGTGTGGAATGAGGCGACCGACTATGCAATCAACGGCACCCTCATCAGCCACGGGTTCAAGCTTCCTGCGGGTGGCCTGTACAACACCAAGTACAACGGCTGGTCTGCTGAGGCTATCGTTCGCGACCTGCTGGCCGATCAGGATGACGGCGGCTCTGATACCCAAGACAATCAAACGCCCGACAGCGGCGATTCTGATGCGTCTAACGGGCAGTCTGGCGATGACTCCACTAACGATTCATCATCCAATGATGACTCTTGTGTACCGTGGGGCGCTGTCATGGATGCCACCAACGATGACGGCACCGCATTGAGCGAGGCTGAGGTTGCTCAAGCTGAGCGCGAGATGGCATCGACTGTCTATGAGGCGGCTCAAGCTGAGAAGAAGTCTGGCCAAGGTGGTGACACTGGCTGGCTACGTGACATCACTGAGTCATACAAGTCTGACGAGCTACCTTGGCATCAGATCTTGCAGAACGCATTGCCTGAGGCCACACCCTTTGACGAGACGTTCGACAACCCAGACCGTCGATTCGTTCACGAGGGCGTGTACCTGCCATCGTACAACGTGCTACCCAGCGGCAAGCTTGTGTTTGTTATCGACACCAGTGGCTCGCTCACCATGCGCGAGCTATCCGTTATCAACGGCCACGCTCAGGACATCGTGGATGCAATCAAGCCCACGGGCGTTATCGTGATCTACTGCGATGACACGGTGAAGCACGTCGATGAGTTCGATCAGTACGAGGAGCTTGTCTTCAAGCCCTATGGCGGTGGCGGAACTGAGTTCGCACCACCCTTCAACTACATCGAGTATCACGGTATCGACCCGCATGCGCTGATCTACTTCACCGATGGGTGGGGCTACGTGTGGGGGCCGCAGTTGATCTCACAACCTGAGTACCCAGTGTTCTGGGTAACCAGTGACAGCAAGCCTCACTTCCACCAGTGCGCTGAGTTCGGTGAGGTAATCGAGATGGCCGCGTAATGCGGCCTCAACCCTAGGAGGATTTATGAAACGACCAGACGCAGACATGATCCGAAAGGTCAAAAAAGCTATGGGGATAAGGAAAGGGGTAGACGACAAGCGCCTGAGAGAGGTGCTGGACATGCCCTACTTTTATATGTCGTACAAGCCCATGAGGGAGTTTGATTTCGCTACGCCAGACGATACTCCGCACGATGTAGTGCAGGAGGCAGGTCAAGGTGGACTCGATTATGATGGCGATTGGACCTTAAGCGATGATCAAATAGCGCGAGAATTTGCACCTCGTGCTGAATTTGTTTATGACGAGTTTGTTTTATCTGCTCGCAACCAGATAGTCCTAAGACAAAAGGGGCACATTGAACAGGTGCCAGTAAATTATTGGGGCTATGTGGGGCATCGAAAAGAAGCAGATTCTGTATTTGTAGTGCTTGAATATCCCGATACCGGAGAGATGTTTAGCTGGGAAGGCATGATTCTAGAAAAAGAAACCATTGATGCTCAAGGTGTAAAGGTGTCAAGACTGGAACCCGTCATGGCCCCGCATTACGAGGCAGAGATGCGACACATGCTCCAAAAGATGGACCTGCCGAAAGGTGTAACCTTTGATGGTTTCATGAGCGGCTTGAACCAACAGGCGCTTGAGTATTACTTATTCATCTGTCAACTGATGGACCATCTCAAGTACGGTGACAAGCATGCCGTTGAGGTTGTGCCTGAGAAGCCAAAGCGCGTTAGCCCAGCGCTTTCCCGTGATCGACCTTGGATTGCGGCGACCGGCCCTCGCGTCCTGCTGTTGGATAGGATGCCAGCCACACAAAGCGAAGGGACTGGCACCCACGCATCGCCCAAGCCTCACCGTAGGCGCGGGCATTGGAAGACCCTGAGCCACCCACGGTTCAGACATCACCCCAAGTACGGCAAGAAGATTTACGTCAAGCCCAGCTTTGTCGGTCCACGACAGGTCTCGTACGAGGGAAACATTTATCGGCTCGTTGAGCCGCTCGATGACGCACTAGCCTAGGAGGATTTATGTTATATCGAGTCAACGTTGTAGAAGTAACCACGCTCTGGATAGAAGCTGAGAGTCCAGAAAAAGCTGAACTGTCTGCCGCAGAGGATTATGTCTGGGGGCCATATCAGAGCGGCGATGATTATTACGAGGCAGAAATCTGGGTAGAGGAGGCAGAATCATGAATGCAAACAACGAGCGATGGTTGAAACGTCATGCCCGCACAATTGCTGATGCCTACAAGAAACCTGCGGATGCCGATGGCAAACGACGGGTGTACATGTACGGTAGGCGCATGACAATTGAAGAGGTCACAAACATCCTGTCACTTCAGCATGGGTGTGACCCCGCCAAGAAAGCTATTGAGGAGGCAATGTCATGAGCAACGCTCACCCTTTTGTTTACGCCAAGCGCGACTCTGAAGTTAAAAACGAGAAGCTTAAGACTGGTGACACCTGTTGGATCATAAAAGACTGCACGGTCTTGGGTGACGAGCAATTCTATTTCGAGTGGCACCTGATAGAAGATGTTCACAATCTAAGAAAGATGAGAAAGGTAGATCCAGACAAGGCGATAGAAACTGAGCGCATCATTAACCTAATGGTCACGCTCTGGAACTGGAAGCTTAGTCCTGATGACCTCACACGATCTCGATTCAAGTTTGACTGGTGGGGTTATGAGATAAAGCTAGAGAAAAAAAGGTCAGTCTATTCATGCATGGCTTTACAAGTTCGCAATGTAGACCTGCCTACCTTGGAAAGGTATTACATCCCCAAAAGATATAGCGCCATTCTTGAGGAGCTAGACTTTACTGAGGAAGACATTCACAAACTCAATCGAGAAGCCGCTAAAAAAATTAGGGCTGATCGCAAGCAACGTCACAAGAAAGATCGTGACAAGAAAAAACAAGAGCGACTCATAGAGAGAAGCAAAAGAAACGCAAGGCGCAAAAAGGATCAGTACATGCAAGAGGTTAAAAGCATGAAGCAAATTGTCGAATCCTTTTTGGATGCAGAAACTGTTAAGGAGAAAGCATCATGATGTTAGAGATTTGGTTTGGTTTATCACTAGCGTTCCTGTTGTCTATCGCCGCAGTGTGGATAGGCATTCTGGTCGCCGAAGAAACAGACATTCGCTTTCACAGGGAGGATGACGATGAATAAGGTAGGCTACCTGCGTACCAACAAGACGCCCATCCGCAATCGGATATGCCGTAGCGTGTTTGCAAACGGTGACGATGAGGACTGGTCAGAAATTATTGGTGACGCAATAGATAAGGGAATCCTTCCGACTGATTTGTACATGAAGGATTTGGTTGCATTCAACGAGCGTGGCTCCGCGTTTCAGGGCACAGTAAAGGAGTTTATTGCCAGTGAGCTACGTTCCAAACAACCTAAGCGCAAGCGAGCTAAGTGAAATGCGGGCGGCCCTTGAGGTCGCCCAGTCTTTTGCTAACAAAATCAAATACCCTGCGGTTCTTTTGCCTGACCTCACTCCAGTTGCAATGACTCGCGACAATGCGACAATGGGGTTGGAAGTTATACAACCAAATGAGTTCTAGTATGTTGGATGAAACAGAAGGCATGTCACCTGAGGACACATTGGTTCTGCTCTCATTGATAGAGGAGAATCATGGTTACTGTGCGGCAATTAACGTGACGGAAACCTTGTTCGAGATGGACCCAGACAGAGCCGCATTCATAATCCAAGGCTGGGTTGCACTCCTCAATGATTTAATGTGCGAGCTAACTGATCATGTAGACAACGATCCTATCAATATGTATATTCATTGATGGGTGTTGTGACCCTTGACCCTCCTAGGTCAACGCCTCCGCAACCTTCGCACAGGGTTGCGGGGGCATCTAACACTGACTTCATACGTAGTTCCCTTGCCCCTAACGTTCAAAGCGAAGGGGCTTTCTTTTATTCACGACTCAATACTTTAATCAGAAGTTCAAGTCTGTCCTCGCCTAATCGTTTGTTCTCAACGATGCAGTCCTGCACAACCTCAACCCCTTCGACACCATGATTTCTTTTGATACCGTTGATCGCATAACGCCAGCGGATAAACCCCGTATTGGCCAGATCGCCCTTCCCATTGCCGCCAATAACGGCACCCATATCTATCGACCTTAAGAAAACACCTGCCTTCTGGGCCAATTCCAATAGCCTCTCTGCTTCGGCGTGCTGACCGACAGTAATTTTGTCTTCGAATAAATAGGTGTCGATGACCAGCTGGTCTCTAACTTTTGCTCTGGCGAGACCGGACTCCAGCTTCTCCACCTGTACGTCATGCTTGATGTGAAGCTGGGTAGTTCCTATATCACTGAGATCAGTACCATTCTTTTTCCGTTTCATGGTGCGACCTCGTTAACTCTGATGGGATGTCCACGTCTACGTCTATCACCTGATCACTGTATCGTCCGGTTGGGATGTCGTAGTCTAGCACCGTCTTGCCTACCTGACCCAGCCACTTGAACCTCACCTTCCAGCAGTGAACCTCAACGTCCTTGTTCTTGTTGCGGTGGACCGTGATTCCTAGGTCAGCCTTCGCAAAAAAACTGGCTGAGCCAGAGATGTTCATGCCCTTCGGTACAGCAGTACGACCTTCCGAATCCGTAGGCATCTTGGCTGGGTGTGCAATAAACCAGATGTGAATGCCTTGTGCGCGAGCAAATGCAACGAGGCGCGTGAGCATATCGTTGATACCCTGATGCTCGTTGTCTGCCTTCTGCGATTGGGCAATGTAGTTGTAGGGATCTATCACCAAACCACGGACACCCATCCTCATCACTGCCTGTTGGCATCTATCCAATACTGAATCAATCGTGGCGGCTTCGCCTGTGCGCTGTTCCAAGAACATGAAGTGCTCATGGATATAGTCCAGCGTGGTGCTTGCCTCAGCCTCGGACATCTTCTGTGTTGGCCCATCAAAGAAAGGCTTCCCTGCAATCTTCTCCGCCAGCTTCGCAATGTGTAGCGCTGGAGGATTTTCAAACGATGCAACCGCAAACTTCCACCCGTACTTCTGGGCTAGGTTAACCATTAGCTGATCAATAAACTCGCTCTTCCCGGACCCCGGGATACCAGTCACTATCGAAAGCTGTCCCTGCACCACGGTAAATAACTTATCTATTGAGTGCATACCAGTAGACAGACCGCCCACCATTCCGTTCTGGTACAACTGCTGGACTTCCTGTCGGTAATCATCCACCTGATACACTCCCTCAAGCGGGAGCGCCTCAGCCGAATCAATCAACCCACGCACAGCGTCCATGCCATAGGCTTTGAGTACGTCGTTCGCATCCTTGCAATCGTCTGGATATATCACGCTGTAACACTTAGCCCTGCCAATCCTGCGGGCAAGCTCCTCACGTAACGCCTCACCTGCTTCGTCGTTGTCGGTGACCAAGATAATCTTGTCGCACTCAGACAGTACGTCCTTGGCATCCCAGATGTAGCTGAACTTGGTGTCTTCGGTTGCATCCACCACGCGGTTAGATACTCGTTGCGGTGCGCCGTTCGGTACGGACATGGCGTAACAATTTTCTGGGAGTGCGGGTGCCACCGTAAGGCAGTCGATCTCACCTTCGGTAATTATGATTGCATCTATCTCAGATGCTCGTCTTGCGTTGTCGATGCCCCAAAGCGTTCGGGCCGCACCGTCTTGGGTGAACCGCTTGTCTTCGAGTGACCGCCATTTGACTGCCTCATCGTTACCGTACACGAAACCAATTGCTTGCACCTCGCCCGCTATGAGATCGCCATGCCCACGGAAATAACGGTTGCCCGTCACGACTCGGTACTTATCTTTGACCGCTGAATACTCAATGCCTCTGCGATTTAGGAATGTACTGATGTCAGTTTCGTCTACCTGCTTCGGCACACTTATAGCTCTCACCTTGGTCTCTGGTTTCTCAATGTATTTTTCGTAGTGCGGCTGATTATTTTTGCGCCCACTGACATTGCAGTGATGGCAGTAATAGATCAGGTCGTCGCCCTCGAAGGTGACGCTAAGCGTTTTTTCGTTTTTCTTTTTTCGTTTTGGAGCGCACTCAGGACAGACGTAGCGCGAAGATGTTGTGACGTTCTCAAGTAGGCTCTCCAGATCAAGTGTTGACATATGACCCCCATAGTCAGTAATGTTAAAATCACTAGGAATACTCCTAGATATAGAAATACTCCTAGATATTTAAAATAACTAGGAATAACTACAGTACTAGAAGTACTTCTAGTTCCTAGAAATATCATTCAGTAAGTCCTTGATAAGTTTTTCTCGACGTACACCCTTCCGGTGAGTCAGTGCGTCCAGAACCCTATCTCTTATCTGCCTTCCGCTCAGGCGGCCGACAGGGCAGATATGCTTGTTGTCTGTATGTAAGAAAAACATAGTGGCATCCAAACTAATCAAATTGTTTTCATCCAGCAGGTCACGGATCGCTTGGATAACAATGCTCTCTTCCAGCGACTTTTTCATCGGCAGTCCCCACAACGATTTCGGCTCTAGGGTTTTCTCTGTCAAGCCCCCAATAGATATGCTTCTCTTTAACTTGACGGTCGTTCGCATAGATTAATCCTTGCATGCAGTCCAAGATCACCGACTCGTCTAGGTCTGGTCTGCGGGTGGCGTAATATATTTTTATGTCCACCCAGAGATCACCTTCGAGCATCACGTCCTCAAGGTTGGGACACTGTGCCTTGAACATCTTCTCGTAAGCCAGTGCCTTCGATGACTTGATAAACGCTGGCCGGTTCTTAATCTTCACAAGCCGTCGCGAGTTTGCTTTGCTCGCTGGCTCTCCGATTATTGTGAACCATATACTTGTCATGATGCAACCCTTATACTACACTCAGTACTTTCTAGCCAACAGGGAACATCCCATGAGCAAGATTGGTGATTGGATAATTGAGCAGGAGCAGAACGGAGACATCTACTATGACGAATGGAAACAACGATACGTTGCAAATCGAAAACGTCCCTCTTCCCGACGACTATCGGATGAAGCGGGAGAACCTTCCAGAGAACATCGCGGAGGTGCTTGTGCAGATGAAAGAGGAGCAAAGTTTTTTCCTTCCGACCGATGACAAAGAGCATACCGCACGCAAGTCTAGGGCGCTACGATCACGAATTACTCGACTCCAAAACGAGTACCCTGAGATGCGCTTCTCTGTCCGTCATGAAACTAAGGATGGGCAGATCGGCGTTCGCGTCTTCAAGCTCGGGGACGATGATGCCAGTTAGCAATAGGTTCAACCTACCCGATGTAGTTGTCAAAGCTTTAACCGTGGACACGTATTCACGGGGCAATAGTGATATCTCAATCACTACGCTTATCGACAGCCCACGCATCGGCATTCTTCAGAAAGAGCATGAGGGCGAGATCGAGCAGGACGCTGTGGATTTTTTATGGAGTCGATTCGGTACGTCCGTGCATAACATGTTTGAGGGTGCGGCAGAGGGTGATGACACCTGCATTAGTGAAGAGCGTTTGTTTAACGACGTGCAAGGCTGGACTGTATCTGGCGCAATAGATCTGCAACACGTTGAGCCTGACGGTGTAATCGTTAGTGACTACAAAGTAACTTCTGTCTGGTCTGTTATCTATGACAAAGTGGAGTGGCATCGACAGCTGAACTGCTACGCATGGTTAGTTCGTCGCGCCAAAAAATTATTTGTCAAACAGCTACGCATCATCGCAGTTCTCCGCGACTGGCAAAGACGCAAAGCCGAAGAGGGAGGCAACTATCCTGAGTCTCCTATTATGATCGTGGACATTCCCCTGTGGTCAGACGATGAGCAAGACAAGTACGTTGACACACGGGTACGCATGCACCAATCAGCGCATGGTGGCTGGGCATTTGACAACGAGCTTCCCTACTGCTCAGAGAGCGAACGCTGGGTGAAGCCTACAACCTATGCCGTTAAGAAGAAAGGGCGTGTCCGCGCCATAAAGATTCACAACACAGCAGAGGATGCCATCCGACATTCAGAACAGCTGGGGGAAGGGCACTCCGTTGAGGAGCGCAAAGGAAGTGCCACACGGTGCGAGCAAAACTGGTGCCGTGTGGCTGAGTGGTGTGATCAATATAAAAAAGGAGGCGAGGCAGACGCCTCGTAACGGTTATGGATAAGACGGAGTTCCGTGAGGCTTATGAAGATACGCACGATTTACTAAACGATGCGTTAGAAATTCTTGATCTCATTTATGACACTGAAAACTTTGAAGAGCGACGTGGCTTGGTCACTAATCTTCGTGCCACGCTGAAGCTAGTTCATAAGAATGAGAACGCACTGTGTGCTGGCGAGGAGTGGCTGGCTCATGCTTGATCAGAATAAAGTCGATATCAAAATGATTTCACTCTTTCAGCTAACCAAGCTGGATGGTTTGAAAGCATCCTTGAATCAGAGAGGCCAAATTGATTTTAGTTTCGTGCTTCGGGGAGAACGAAAGCCACTGATGTCTATGCCTGTTATGTTGTTTGAACAGCTAGAACCCATAGAGATTAGAGGCTCAATAGAAAGATGTCTGCTGAGATACTTCGACATCAACGGTGAAAGGCTCAGGATCGACACTTCAGGATGGACCAAAGATCCATTCTCATCACAAAACTAGGAGGCTATATGTCAACACACAAAACCTTGGTGCAAGCGTTAGCGAAAGCACAATCCAAAATGGATCACGCGAATTTAGATGAGGTCAACCCACAGTTTAAGTCTAAGTTCGCATCACTTAAATCGGTCATCGACGCAGTTAAACCAGCGCTCAACGACGAGGGCGTTTGGTTTATGCAGAAGTCAGTGCCTATCGACAATGGTATCGCCATCGAGACCGTGTTCTATGGCTATGGCGAGGAGATATCCACTGGCCCCGTACCTGTGCCAGCACAGAAGGCCACACCGCAGGGGTATGGATCTGCTATCACATATGCCAAGCGATACTCGCTGGCTATGGCATGTGGAATTTCTGCCGCTCAAGACGACGATGGCAATGCCGCAGAGAAGGAGACACCAGCAAAGGTGGACTTTCGAGACCTTGAAACACCAGTTGAAGATCTTGGCGGAGTCATTGAAGACCCAAAGCCCGCAAAGAAATCATCAAAAGATAAGCCTGTAGTGGGTGATGACCCAGCAAACATCGAGCAAGCCCGCGTTGCGGTAGACGCATTGATCGACCTGATTAGGAAGATGTGCAGTACCGTAGACGAGGCAAAGAGTATGTTCAGTGCCAACCAAGCGCTGGTCGATAACCTTGAAAAGAATTTCCCAGACGAGCGTGAGCGACTGCGCAACGCAATGGGAGTGTTTGTGAAGCAACTAGGAGAGAAGAAATGACTGAAGCCAGAACCGTCAAGGGCGATCCGTTCTACCTGAACGACAACAAGCAGAAGACCGCCGACAACCACCCCGACTACACGGGCAACATGAAGCTAACAGGATCTCAGCTTCAAGCGTTGATTGAGATTTACAAACGCGCACAAGCAGAGGACGAGGAGCCTGTCTTACAGATTGATTTCTCTGGGTGGCAACGCCAAAGCAAAGACACAGGTAAGCCTTATGTCTACTGCAAGAGCGAGGTGTGGACTGGCAAGCGCCGCAAAAAGCAAGCCAGTAACTTCGACTTCTGATGGAACTGATCTTCCACAAAGAAGACCAATGGGCGTTCGAGGGGTTGCAGGTACTGGCCGCTCGTTCGCCTGACGGTTACATTAAGCTTCTCTCTATGTGGAAAACAATGGGGGATGAGGGGCTTGTGCTAACCATTAAACCACCAATGCGATTCAAGACTCGTAGCCAAGAGAACTATTATCGCAAGTGGTGTGGACAGTTTGCCAAGCATTGCGGACTCACACCTGACGAAATGCACGAGGAGATACTGTGCATCACCTATGGCAGTGAGGAAGTAGAAACAAAGTTCGGCACAAGACGCAGACCAGTACAGCGTAGTAGCTCTGCCAGCGTCAAAGAATACTCAGAGTTAGTCGAGACGTTGATAAGAGTTGCCGCAGAGATGGACTTTGCAGTGCCACCACCTGACACGAGGCTAGAAGATAATAATGAGACCAGCTGAGATATCACGATTGAAGGCAAGACGGGATCAGATCAAAGAGATCATGCGATGGGTTGATGACCCAGAGGAGTTGGCGTTTCTCGACCTAGAAAAAAAACAAATCAACGAGCAATTAAACGGCTTCGATGAAGAGGCTACCGAACTGAGCGCCATGTTTAAGGTGAGCGTTACCGATGCTCGTCACAATTAGCAGACAAGATGCACACACTGCGCGACTGATGGGGCTTGATACTGTCAAGCTTGTAGAGATGCAGGGCGTATCGCCAAGGCTAGAAAACAAAAGCCAGTCTCGACAAGAGGCAAACATCTGGGGATTCAAAGCCGAGTTCGCTGTAGCTAGGCTACTAAATACTGAGCTACCAATAGTTAATGTTGCCACCGATGGCGGTGTTGATCTCTGGTTTGATGACGTGTCGATTGACGTGAAGTTTTCAAACAAGGAGAGAGGCCCACTTATCTTCGACAACATCGAGAAGTTTCAGGCTGACGTTGCGGTGCTGGTAGGAAGGACTGATAAAGAGAACACGCTCAGGATAAACGGCTGGGTAACCAAAGACCGCTTCGCTGAGGAGGCACAGACCAGAGACTTTGGATACGGTCCGCGCCTGAAGATGGAGGTCGGTGATCTCGACCCGATAGAATCTATGTGGCGTAGGCTGATGGCCAGAAGATTCCGGTACAACAAGCATGTCTAAGCTGAGGAAGTCAGCGCGAGGACAGATGTGTACGCTACAAATCTACCCACACTGTAACAACAACAAAGAAACTACCGTTTTGGCCCACATCCCCAGCACCCACAAGGGTTGGGGCATGAAATCACCTGACTATTTTGGGGTGTATGCTTGTCACAATTGTCACGATGTTATTGACGGGCGTATCAAAACTGACCTTAGAAAAGAAGAGATACTGCGCTGTCAGCTACGCGCTCTTGAAAGAACGTGGGAGCGCATGATCGAGGCTGGACTAATTACTCACCAATGACTCGTTGCATTAGCCTAGACTCAAACGCTGGCAAGTCAGCCGCCTTCTTGAGGCTGGGGACTACCTTTAAGTATTCATTTA